GTGCTCTCGCATTCCGGCCCGGCCAGAGTACACCTTCTGATCGATGGGGCTAACAAAGTCCCCCTCGTCAGGTACGAATGCGACCCCAGTGGAACGATTCCCCAGATATTCGTAGTGCTCTTCAGTACCCTTCTCGATCACTCGACCATCAGGGGTGTAAATCCAACCTTTTCTGCTCATAGAACCTCCCGGAATGAGACGTTGGTGAAAGAAGCCGTCAGGTCCGAATTGGCCCAGACGTAAATGTGGCCCGACATGGGCGCGGTGATCACGGCCGTGAACGTCCCTGCGGTAGCCTGGTCCCCGACAACGTTCGTTCCACCCTCCAATAACAACTTCCAGCCTCCGGCCGTGTAGGAGTCGCTGGTGATGGAGACGGCGTAGGTCTTGCCGGCTTCGACAACCGGAGCGGCGCTCATTGTAGTGCTACCGGCCGGGGCGACAGTAGCTACCAGCTTACCATCGGTAACAGCCCAGTTGGTGCCGAGCGTCCAGCCGGTATCGCCCTGACTGAAATCGCTATTAGGGACCAACTCTGGTCCCAGCGTAGCTCCGATGGATACGGCCCCGTTGGCCGCGAGGGGTACCCCATTGGAGTAGATGACCGGAGGGCTCATAGCCGCACACAACGCTCCCGAGGGGGACACCGGCAGGCCGTTCACATACGTGGTGCCGGCGGGGAGCCCAGCCGTAGCGTCCACGTAGAGCAACTGCCCCGCAGCAGTGTAGGTCAGCCCTGCGGCCGAGACGACGCCCCCGGCTTTGAACGCCCTCACAGCCGTATCGTCGGCCGCGAGTAGCATGCCCGAGCGGGCCACGTCTGTAGCAAGGGGTGTAAGCTCGCTCAGCTGTACTTGACCGTTGACCAAGGGGAACGGGTTCATTTGTTATCTCCTTGGGGCTTCGCCTTGGCCTGCTTCATGGCAAGCTCGTGACTCTGCTCGTCATGGGCGATGGACTGGGCGTTCTGGACCTCTTGGGTTTCGAGGTTCATGACGTGCTCGCGCTCTTGCATCTGGAGGTCTTGCTGACCCTCGACTTGGCGGAACTCGAGGTCTTGGGTGTGCTCTTGCTGCTTGAACCGAAGCTCGGCCTGCTTCATCATGAGTTCGAAACGCGCCATGGCCATCTCCATCTGCTGCATCTGCTGCGCAAAGGAAAGTTCCATTTGCTTGGTCTGCTGCTCCATTTGGAAGCGTTGCTGATCCATCTCCATTTCGGCTTGGTCCTTCGCGGCGTCGCGCTGGGCCTTCTCCGCGTCCTGCTGACCCTTCATCTGGAGGGCTTGGATCTTTGGATCTGGCGGCTTCGGAGCCGGGGGCTTGCCCTCCATGAGAGCCAGTTGCTTGTCGACCATCCCCTGGATGTCGTCCGCGCCCTTGAACGCCGACACGAGCCACCGGAGGGTGCCCAGCACAATGGGTTTGGCGTCCGGGATTTGCTCGGTCATGGGGAGGGCTTGGCTCAGGTAGCCCGTGATGGCGCTGGCGAACTCGATCCGGTCGGCCTTGTCGCTGGAGTAATCGGCCTGGGCCATGGAGTCGGGCTGGACGACGATGCGCCACTGGAAGCCCTGCTCCGACTTGATCATCGCGATGGCTGCGGGGATGTATTCGTCGTTGTCCGTGACGGTGATCCCCGACTTGTTGATCAGTACCTCGGGTGTGAAGTGCTTGACCATGATCTCCGCTTTGAGGCGTAGAATGTCGGAGGCAAACCGCTCCACTTCCTTCTGTAGTTTCTTGATCCGAACAGAAGCAAATTGAGCCTTGATTTGCTGAGCCCCAAGCGTCTCACTCGCTTTGCTAGCCCCCCGGACAATGTCGGCGATGCCTGTGAGCTCATATATTTGCCCCTTGATAGCCTCGCGTGCTTGTTGGAGCTTCTCCAGGGCCAGAACGATCTGGTCGAGGGGCACCCAATCGATAACGCCCTTGACGCCCCCCTTCTCTGCGAACTGAGCCCAGTTGTCGACGGGGTACATGCGGTTCTCCGCGCCCCCGAGGATGTTGGACAATTCTGTGGCATTGCGCTTGTCGTACACGCCGACCACTTTGACCGCCGAGACCAGCAAACTGATACGAGCGTTGATCGTATCCAGTTCGTTGTACTGATCCTGGATCATGTAGTAGTCCGGCCGGGGGACCGTGTTGCTGGTCGTGATGTTCGCCAGCATCGGACGGGGGCACGGATCGAAGTCTGTCAATTGCAAGAAGTCGTCGGTGCTGTCGAGCAGGTCTTTGCCGTACCCCTCGGCGTACCAGTGGACCTTGCGCGCCTCGCGGTCCCAAATCTCCCAAACCCAGGCTTTCTGGAAGACCTCTTGCTTGGGGGTAGAGGTATTGGTCTGGCTGTCGCTGATCGTCGTCACCGAGTAGTCCAGGCTGGTCAGATCGGCCTTCTCCTTGCCGAATCGGTCCTTCAGCTGGTCGTAGGACATGGGAACGCGGCGGGCGACCCAACGGCGCTCCGACCACACTCGGCACGGGCTCCAGAGGAAGTCGCGCCAGTACACGTAGTCCACCATGACTCGTTGGTCTCGCACCTTCTTGAGAGGTACGTCCTCGCCCACCGGATCGGGGTCAGTGACCGAGGGGGCCGCTTCAGCTGCCGGAACGGGGAAGCCATTGTCGTCACCTGCGGGGCCGGGACTGGTGCTGATCGTCTCGTTGGTGATCGAGCCGCCCTCGCTCTCAGGGATGTCGTCGGTGTCCGTCTCGAGACGGAGCCACGCAGTACCCAGTCCGGGGAGCAAACGGTCTTGGACAGCCTGCATCATGACTGAATCGAACTGGTCCCGGGGATCGTTGAAGTCCTGCGACAGGCAGCGCTCCAGAATCATGCCCCCGACCCGGCCGATTTGGTCCTGGTAATCCGCATACTTCCGCCCCACCACCGGCTTGGGAGTCTGCGAGTACAGCGAAGACTCCAAAATGGCCGTATTGGCGTAGAAGATGTTGAACTTCTTGAGCTCTGCGTCCTGAAGCTCCCGCTCGTCCAGGTAGCGCTTGGTCGCCGCGTCGCCTCGGTCATAGAACTTCTTGAGCGCCTTGCACGCAGCCTCAATCTCCGTCTGCCACCTCTGGCGGGGAGACATGTCCTGGACTTTTTTGATGGTAGTTGCGGTGTCGGTCACTGGATTCTCCGTGTTTCAGATGCCCGAGTGGCCGCGTCCATATGGAGGGTCTCCAGGTTATACCCCACATGGGGGACCATATTGAGCCGCGCCAAGCGGCGGGCTGTATCTTTGTCGTTGTCAGATGACGAATCGTGGCGAACGTTGGGCTCAGCCACGACGCACATGTATCCGAAGCAGTCGCAGAAGTCGGACGCCCAGTCGTGTAGGGGCTTGTCCGAGAAGATCATGTGGTCTTCGTTCCACTCCCTGCGGTATGCTTTGAGCGCCTCAAGCAGGTCGCCCGTCACAGGAATGTCCGGCGTCTCGTCCGACACTGGAGTCATGTCGATAACGACCATGGGGAACACCCGCCGAGTGGCGGCAAGTCTGTCCCGGACCTCGTGATTTGGTACGAGGCGGGGAGTGATGCCGTTCGTGAGGAACTGCTCCACGATCGACTTGCCCGTTTGGAGGTTCTTTGCTCGTGCGTCGTGGGGGAGCCACACTTCACCGATGCCGCCGCGACCGGAGCCTTTGATAGCCTCAGCGAACGAGTGGAGCGACTCGATGTGGTAGAAGATGTCCACCCCGGACGTGGCCTCGACGTTGACCACTTGAATGCCGCCTTGGCGCGGATACTGGAACGCGATCCGCACCGTCGCATCGGTGAATCCAATGTCGTACACGAAATGGGTGTCAAGATCTGGATCGTACAGCCCGTTCTCTTTGGCCCCTTCGGAGTTCCACGCCCGTCCCTCAGCGAACAGGGTATTGACCTCGTTGGCGTAGATCGCGCCCTTGAGTGCGCTGTCAAACGAGCAAAGGTACTCCTGAGCAAACTCTTCCGGGTCCATGTCCCGTTGAAGCTCTGCCAACTCGCCCCGGGGGATGATCCCCGATTGGTCCGCTCGCAAGGACGTAAGGTGCCAGTCGTTGGGGTTCAGTTGGGC